GCTCCTGCTCCTGCTCCTGCTCCTGCTCCTGCTCCAGCGCCAGAAACAGTGGAAGAAGGGGAAGATGCTTCCTTCGGACAGCAAGCCCGTGCCGATTCGGCAGTGGAAGCGCGCAAGGCTGCCCAGGGATTCTCAACAACAATTCCTACCCAGTCGTTCGCATCATCGGCAAGTATGCAGAAGTCGACCCCTCCGAAGACCAAAGAACCGAAATGTCTGAAAGTCCAGGGAACTGTTGACAAGTATTTCAATGAGAATATTCACACGGCGATCCGTGAGTTTATTCGCACTACAAAGCCTGGTCTTCTCAACGCCGAGAACGAACAGAAAGCCCTTCAGCACCAACCTCTGAACAATTACCTGCAGGAAATCCAGTCTGAGAAGAGTGGAAAGGCCTATACTCTCCTCCTTCCTACTCGTGAAGGCGTGCGGACACAGACCAATAGGGGTGTGGAAGCATACTTCACAGGCTGGACCGTTCCGTCCGAGTGCACGATGGGTGGAGATATCATGAAGATCAGTATAACTGCTGGAACTTCTGATGGTTCAAACCCTGCTACAGGATACGTAGTGATTAACCCAACTGTGGGTGGAGCAGCAGGGGGTGTTGTAGAGTGGGTCTATTTCAAGTTTGAACTGGCGTACGTGTGAACAGAATATAGCCAGTCACATATAACCACCCAATGATCTTGAACCACGAAACGTAGGGAGGCATTTCTAGCAGAGCAAGCGTGCTCGCAGTTGTTGCGATCATGTAGAGCGCATCTACAACCAGCACCCACTCTGCTCCCTTCATTGTGCCATAAGTGAACATCAAATCAATGATGGAATTATGTCCTGGTGGAATCATTGGGACCACTACCTGACTGAAAAAGATATCGTGCGCCATCTGAATAGCCACGACAATCACTAGGAACGCCACCACATTGAACGGTCCGCCAATCGCGGACGCTACAATTTGGGCCAGAACCATACCGATCACGATGGAGAGGACGTCAAGGATATAAGCAACTAATCCAAACTCATCATACCACGTATTGATAGGTCCATCGCGTTCCGCAGTGTACCGCCACACAAACATACCGATAGTATCTACCGCGATCGCAGACGCTACAATGGCGAGAAGTGTACGAGCATCCCAGAATTTACGAATATCCTTCATTGTATAGAACAGAGAGATAGAAAGATGTTCGTTGTTCTGGTAGGAGGATACACCAACCACCGCGATCGATTTTATGACGAGATGGACAAGAATGATCCACGTATTGTTTGGATCAATAATCGGCGGTCCTTCGTTTACATTGCCGATCTATTCGTGAACTTTGGGGAAGGGGCGAATATTCCACTCGGAAAGAAGACAATTACATGGAGCGGAGACAACGATGAAACCCTCCAGCGTGTCTATAAAACTCTCGGTCTAGAATAATTGATTCATGTTTGATATCCTTTGGCTCTTCGTGGGGTTTCTCGTGGGCATGATTGTGACGACAATCTTTGTTCCTCCTCGAACGACAAAGAAACTAGTCCCCGACATTCGTAAACCTGATATGATTCTGCGGAACCCCAAAGTGGAGAACGGTTGTTTCCGTGCCGACGCCTACGAAGTCCAATGCACTGACGGTATTGATTTTCTAAATCAGTAATGTAATAGTCATGGAGATCAGCAGAGTGATGAAAAAACCCGAAGCAAACTACTTTTTCTCCTTTGTGATTGGATTGGGGATTGCTGTCCTGATGTTTCATCGTCCACAGACAGAAGTTGATGTATCTGCGATACCAGTTGATGAACTGAAAAAGATGGTGACAAGAGTGGATGGAAAGTGCTATCGTTATAAAGTGGAGGATGCGTCGTGTCCCGACGCGAGACTTTCACTCTAGATACTATAAAGAAATGGACGCAACCCCTCTAGACCAGCTGATGCCCCCTGGAGGTTCGCAGCAGCCTGCAATGTCCCTGCCGTCCGCAACAACATATCCGCAGATGGTCACTCCTGGAACATCGTCCGCAATTTATACTCCTCCCCCGCCGTCCCAGACTGCTCCGATGAACCCTTATGCTGCCAAGACGGTTCTTAAGAGCATTATGACGTATGTTTCGGTCTTTGGTGCAGTGTTTATTGTCTCCCTAACCCAGGTCCAGTCCCTCCTTCTCCGCTACATTCCGAACTCGTATGCGGGGTCGGGTGTTGTTTCGCTCACAGGTGCCGCGGTTCTCGGGGGCCTTGGCGCTGTTCTGGTCTATATTCTCCAGACGCTTCTCCAGCCCCTGGTGTAGCGTAGTAAAATTCATATTCGCAAATCTCGCGATGCTATATAATGTCCGAGCAGGTAGAGGCACTTATTGCTCCCTATCGAACCAGAACTCGGGGACCAGCATACGATCCAATCGCAGTCGTGTTTGATCGTATTCTTCTTGGCCCTGGAGGACACATGACTCCTCGCTTTATGCGTATTTATTCTGTGACAAACATCATCAACTGTGCAGACGATACTGCATGTCCTTTTTGGGCCCGTCGTCATCTAGGTCCTCGGTATATTAGTTTGGGAGCCGAAGATACCGAGCATACCGAAATCATCCGCGATTTCTACCCTAAGTTTGAGGAGACTATGGACAGGTTCTTACGGGATCCGCAGTGTCGCAATGTGTATGTTCACTGCCACGCAGGAATGAATCGGTCGGCCACTCTAGCCATTGCCTACGTTCATCGGCGTTTCGGTATACCGATGACGAAACTAATCGAGTCTGTGGCCCGTCAGCGCCCATGTATCCTCACCAACCCTGCCTTTCAGCGTCAACTGGTAGAATTTGCGTCTCACCCGAAGAAATAAGAAGAGGTGGTTAGCATGTGGGCAAATGTTCAGAGCTCCATCCTAAAAGTAAACGATAATCCTGTTGGTGCCGTCAATGCGGGCATGGATACAGTATTGGGTCCATCCTTCGATTACCTCCAGACTATTCGGTCCCCCGCAGAGAAAGGAGTATCGTCTGACGGATCGTTTGACCAGGTGTCTACCAATATTGGAGCAGTGTCTGGATACGTGAACAATTTAATTGTGGGTCCCAAAGTCGGAAATCAGTTTTTTCGGGATACGGGGGGATACTGCAAGGCACCTGGTGGAAGCATTGTGAAGCGGTCAACGTATGTCAACAATTATCTGGGTGGAGACGATGCCGCTGGAATTCTTGGAGAAAGTTTTCAGAGGGCAGTTCAAGGATCGGGTCTGGATGGCATTATTCCTGGTATGGGTGGAGACTTGGCATCGATGAATCCTCTCAAGATTATGAACGGGCTTGTAGCCGACGGGATTCCTCGTTGCGAAGCGTATACGTGTCCAGTGGTTGACACAAACGGACAAATCAATACTTCCGACACTCAGTTCCTGACACCGTCGCTCGAATTGAATATGGGTCTTCCTCCGCCTAGAGCAGGGTGCCGCCCAGCGGCCGATCAGGGGACATTCGAGCGCCGCGCGCACAAGGTTGCAGCAGATGAAGAGATGCGGAGAGCAAAGGCGGCGGCAGAACAAGAGAAGTTGCGCGCAAGCACGACAAGGACGGAAAGGTTTGCAGATTACGTCCCTGATACTTACTACGCTACACCGCTCATGAAACTTGAATATGCAGACCCACTTGCTTACGCTCTATGGGGAGTCGCCCTAGCATGCATTGTTGCCTACATTGCCACGAAATAACGAAATAATGGCTTACAGGTGGTCAACCCAGATTCATAATAGTTTAGTAAAGATGTCTTCGGACGTGTTTAAGGTGAAGAAGTCTCGGGAAGGAGGAGGAGGAAAGAGGGACCAGATTGGAACGCTGGATTCTCTTCATGAACGCCACATTGACGAACTCCAACAGAAAACAACAGATGAAGCAATTGCGGCTCTGGATGAACATATCCATCAACTGAAGAATGATCTGTCAGGAATATTTGATCCATTCGAGTTCGGCGATGTTATGCGCTCTACACGGCTACGTAAAGATTTGGAGAGTCTGGAAGACGAAAAGGCCCGCGCAGTTGAAAAGTATGATATTCAGAAATATTACTTGGATAGTGGGGATATCATGCTGGATTACTATGCCCCCGTAGTGAAGAAAACTGTGTCCAAACTCGATGTGGGAGGAGCGCTTTCAGGAACATTCGACAAGCTGTTTTCCGTCACCGAAACAGCCGCAGGACCGTCGAAGAAGAAGATGTTTGACGAATATATGTCTCGTCGCGGTCTATCCAACGGTCTCAACATTGCGGAGAACGCGGACAATATCAAGAAGATGTCAGAGCATTGTGCACCCTGCAACATTCCGCGCGAGGAAATTACCTCGGAAGGTATTCTGGTTTGTCCCAAGTGCGGGTCGGAAGAGTATGCGCTCGTTGTTTCTGACTTCCCGAGTTTCCGTGATC